TAAAAAAAAAACTTTTTTTATTTTGCACAAGAATAAAGTAGAAATGTTTCTTCTAAACTAGAATGAGATTGGGAGCAGAATGATGAACCTGATTTTGGATATTTATAACACCCAGGGAATCCACATTTATTTTTTTTAAAAAAAAGGTTAACACAAATTTTAAAAAAAGTCGTGTGTCTTTTTTTTAAAAGTAATTTATTAAATGCCTTATTTAAATTAATATCTTCGACAAGTTCCAAATGGTAAACTTCTTTCATATATCCAGATAGTGTTGGGTCAATTTGTCTTTTTTTTATGTTTTTTTTTACTTCATTTGGATTTACTTTTACTAATACAATTAACGCTTTATTTACTATTTTATATATTGGTTCTCCTTCAAATGACGCAAGAAATATTTTATTTAATCCCAACTCTTCATATAATTCTCTAATTAAACAATTAGGTAAAGTCTCACCCTTTTCTTTTTTCCCTCCAGATGTAGAAACACAAAAACCTATATTCCTAAATTCAACAGCCCCACATGCTGTTGATGAATCACTATATAATAAGGAAACTATACCACGTAAATCGTTATTTCGGGTTAAATCACATATATAGCAATTACAAGTATTAATGTTGGTATTATTTTTAATAGGATTGTTATCCATATAATTATATTATTGTATTAATTTTTTAAACAATAAAATTTAATTTATAATATATTTCTTTAAAAATTAAAATATTATTCTATATTAAAAAAGATGGCTAATTCAGGCGAACCGGAAAATTCAGAATTTTACAGAATAGAAGAAGATATACGAAATATCATATATTATTTAAATGAAACAATAGAATATGTAAAACGACATAATGTTATACCTATTACAAATTTTTCCAAAAAGTGTGGAGCATTTGTGAAAGCATCCAATAGACCGTCTGGAAATGTATCCAATAGACCGTCTGGAAATGTATCTAATAGAGCGAATGGAAATGCGCCAAAATGCCTAGTTGGAAAAAAAATAGAAACAAAAAAAGACATATCAAAATATCATAATATTAAGCTTAATAAAAACATCATAGAATTTATTGTCAAACAAATAAATGAGTCACAAGATACTAAAGCTGCTGCTGAAGCTACTGCTGAAGCTGAAGCTACTGCTGAAGCTGCTGATGCTGCTAAAAATAGAATAAGACGAATTATTAGTCGTTTGATTAAGGATATTAGAATATTGAAGGCAAATCAATTCCCTAAAGTAGGAGAAAACCCCCCCCCTGAAGATGTTCAATATAAAACAAATTTAACAAAGGTAGTAAACGGCTTATTGAAACAAATACTCATTGCTCTTAATTCTCACGAAAATATAAAAACAGAGAAATTAGAACAATTTATTAATGGACAATTAAATCTTCAAAAACTAACGATAAAGGATACAGATAATTGTGAGATAGATATAGATATAGAGATAGATATTAAAGAAATAACTAATTTGCCCGACGTCCCACCAGATTTTGATTTAGTTGGTGGATTAAAATCTAAATTAGACGTAATTTTAAATTCTAATTTAGTGGAAAAAAAAGCATCTGGTTCAAATGAAAAAAATGACCTAAAAAAATGTTATTTTTGCGAAGAAACAGCACATAGAGTTCGATCTAGATACAGAAATCTACCACCTGAATATAAATTCGTAATAATTCAAACAAGCGAAAAAAATTATGGAAAAAAGACTGTTTGTGATTCGTGTTATGATTATTACAAAAATTTAAAAAAAAATTTGGATAATTTGTTGATTAGATATGAGAATACAAAAGAGATAGCAGATTCGGAATTAAATAAAATACTTAATCTTTTTGTAGAAATAATAAATAAAAAAGAAACACGTGGGTATATTAAATTAGGGGATACATATAATGGTATTTCAACAGAACTAGATGAAAAAAAAAATTTTCGAGATAATCATGAGGCTAAAAAAAAAGAAGCACGAGAAAAAATAGGAAAAAATTTATATGAATTATATATAAAAGATAAAGAAGAAAAAGAAAAACAGGAACAAGCAGCAAATGCAGAAGTAAAAGGAAAAAAACATACGATTCTTAATAAAGAAGAATTTTTAAACAAAGTCAACAAAGAAAAAAGTTTTGAATATTATGAACAATATAGACGTGAAATTGAAAAAAGTAATAGGAAATTAAATGATGAACTAAAAGATATAAAAACAGAAATTCCAAAACTGGAAAAACAACTTGATGGTGTAAAACAAAATATCAAAGGAACTAAACTGTATAATATATTAAAAAAAATTTACGATGCTATGCAACCATATAGTGACGAACCTATTCAAATTAATGAAGAAGAATTATTACAAAACTTTCGTGAATTTGGAAGCTATTCTGCGTTATTTGGATATTATATCTATCATAGTATATCAAAATTTTATGAATATTCTAGCAAATTATTTAATAAAATCAAAACTTTGAGTGTAAGAAAATGTGAAATTTTTAGAATATATATAGATGAAATAATATTTGGGTTGGGCGATATGAAAGAATATATGGAATATTTAATTAGTAGCCCACGAGGAGCTTATTTAGGACCATCAGAATATCTTTCAAATGTTGCTAATTCAGGACCACCAGGATCAGCAGCAAGATCAGCACCAAGACCACCAGGAGCTTATTCAGGAGGAAGAATAAGAAAATATTTATCATCAAAGATAAAGGGTAAAGATCTTAACAAATCAAAAAAGGTTAAAAAACATAATATGTCTAAAAGACCAAAAAAATCCAAAAAACAAAATAGAAATTTAAGAAAAAAAACACACAAGAAAAATAAAAATTAAATAAATTGCATTAGAATATTATCCCTTAACCATTTTTACTTTGTTAAAAATGGGGTAGGGAGCTCCCTGTTCATCGTTTTTATCCCATATAATATATGGGATAAACGATTAAGGGATAAATAACTTTATATCACTTTATATCACTTTATATTTATCTACGTTCGTTTAATGGAATATAATCAATTCCTATTTTTTCAAAAACTTGTTTTTCATCTGATATTGGATATTTCCGACCAGTTTCTTTATTGATTAATCCCCATTCACTAAGTTGCATTCCCTTTTTTTTAGCCTTCTCTCTAATTAATCTATTAAATTCCTTGCCACCTGTATAATGTAAATATGCCGTTACGAAACAATTTTCTGGGACTAATAACATATCTAAATGTCTATGGGGAGACTTATTATCAATTTTGACCAATCCCATAAATTTGCTGCTACCACTTGATAAAATTTCTTTAATAAATCCAACATCTTGTAAATAATTTACAATTTTTTCCATTAATTTGCTTCGAGTTATTCCAGATTTGCTCTTATATTTTAAGGTGCTTAAAATAATATCAATATCTTTACTTTCTTCTTTTCCGGATGGGTAAGAACCAGCTAATGTTATTTTAACTTCTTTAAATTGATTGTTATTTTCCAACAGATTTTTTAATTTTTGATATATTTTTTTAGTTTCCGATCTTGAAATCATCTGTGTTAAGTTATTATGATATTGAATTCCTATTTTTTGTTGTTCTGTTAAATCCAAATTACCCTGTTCTCTTCTCAAATTATCAATATTCCTGATTCCTTTTGCCTGTAGTTTTTTGGCAATAGATGGACCCATACCAAATACTTCTTCTAATTCGGATTTCACTTTATTTTCTTTTTTGATAACGGAATCTACTTGTAGTTCGTCAAGTATTTTTAAATTTCCTGTCAACAATATTTCATTTATTTTATCAATCATCTTCTTTCCAATACCTTCCAAATTCTTAATTTGGTTACCATTTGTAATTTCCGAGGAATATTTTTTTATTTGATATACCGCCCTTTGATAAGAATTTGCCCTGATACTATCATTCTTTATTTTATAATATTTTTGCAACTTACTTAAAATATCTACTATTTTTGTATTTGTTTCGTATTTAAGATAATTTTTACTTGCAACAGGAGATTTCTTTGTCTTTTTTCCAGTATGAATTCCCTTTTCTTTTTTGCTAGATTTAATAGACTTTGTTAACTTTTTAGAAGTTGTAGACTTTGTAGATTTAATGGAATCATTAGAACTAGATTCCCTTTCAGGGAGTGGGTGTGAAGATTTAAGTTTAAAATTAATACCAGATTCTCCTTTATCCCATTTACGGAATAATTGGACTTCCTGGTAATAGCGACCATTATCTTTTTCAGCCTTATAAAACCCGGCACTATGGGTTTCTAAACACATTGGTATTTTATGTTTTGATGCAAATTTCCAGATTTCTTTTAAGGCTTGTAATGATCCTCCTTTATCCTTTCCAAAAATATACCCATCTCCTATACCCTCGTGTTGGTCCTTTCGAGAATTTAATAGTGCTTTACTATCATTAATGTGGAAACAAGTTAAATATTTAATTCCAACTAGATTATCAAATTCTTTGAAATATTTGCGAACACCTTCGTCAGTTCTGATATCCCTACCAGAACTAAATATATGTGCAGTATCAACACATGCACCTAATCTCTTATAATATTTTTTTGGAATCAAATTCCAAATTTCGGCAAATTCAGGCAATGTTGTTCCTATTTGGCTACCTTTACCAGCAGGTGTTTCCATTATAATTTTAGTATTTGGTGCCGTTTTTTTGGTTAGTTCTAATATATGGACTACATTATCAGCCATATTTTTGTATGCTTCTTGACGTGGTAAGTCTTTTTGGTATCCAATATGAAGAACACATCCAATTCCGCCTAATTTTTCAGTTAATTCTAAATCGTATTTCAAGTTGTCCTGGGCATATTTAATTTGACTATTATTTGGTGGAAAATTACAGAAATTGAGTAAATATATACTATGAATAACTAGAATATGGTTATTTTCTTTTAACCATTTATTAACTTGGATTATCTCATCTGGTGATATTTTAGTCTTACTTTTTAAACTAGTTGATTGATTACTCCCTAAAAAAATTTGGGTAGTATTTCCACCAATGTGATGTGAATATTTCACAGCTTCTAATATCCCTTTGGATATACTACTATGAGGTCCTATTAAACATTTATTGCTATCCATTTGATTTTTCATATTTAACAATAATAATTACTATTTATTTCTAAAAAAAATTTAAACCATTAAATTTTAAAATTAATAAAATAAAAATATTTACAATATATGATATTTTTTTGATATTTTATAAATATATAAAAATATATATATATATTATAATATATGGCGTCTGGTTCACAATATAATTATAAACCTGTTATGTCTGAGGTAATTCCCGATACTCCTGAAGTTCTCGAAAAAAAAGAAACAATTAAAACAATTAAAAATATGATTCTTGGGAAAGAAGGTGAAGGTGAGAACGATTTTAAAATTTTAAAACAAGCACTATTGTCCATAAATGGTATTTCTTATAATAATAATAGAATAAATTTGGTAAAAGAATACATTTTTAAAAAAGAAAAAGAACTTAATTATGATAGACCACAAACTATGTTTAGACAACGATATTTGGGGGATTTAATGAAAAAATATATTAAGTCATGGTTTATGTTTGAAGAACAAAATGAAATGTCTAATAATAATGCCAGTGGGAGCTTATTAAATTTTATTACTGATAAGTTATATGATTTACAAACAGGGGAAATTGATAGAAAATTAAAAAATGATATGCTAGAAAACGCAAAGAAAGCTGAAATGGAGTGGTTAAAAAAACAAAAACCAGAATTATCGAGAAAATATCTAGAAATTATGGAACGTGATAGACAAATACCCGGTTATGATTTACGATTAATTGACAGATATACAGATGGTTTTTATAGAGGAGGCAAATCTCACGAAGATTTAAAAAAGTTGGAAGGTGAACTAGCTAAACAAGCTGAACAAAAATGGTTTGATTATAGAAAATCTATGAGACGCAAAGAAAATGGTAACGTATTAGGTAATTACGTTTCTAATAAAGAACAAATTCGTAGAGAATATAGAGGTGCATGGGTATTAGAACAATATTTGCAAGGTAAATATAATATTCCAGAACAAGCAAGAACTGGTGGTTCTAGGAAAACTAAAAGGGTTAATAAAACTAAAAGAGTTAATAAAACTAAAAGAGCTAATAAAACTAAAAGAGCAAATAAAACTAAAAGAGCAAATAAAACTAAAAGAGCTAATAAAACTAAAAGAGCTAATAAAACTAAAAGGGTTAATAAAACTAAAAAAGTTAGAAATTGAAATAATAAGATTAAAATAAAATTAAAGTAATAAAATTAAAGTAATAAAATTAATAGTCAAAAAATGCAATTAAACAAAATTTATTTTCCAACAAAAATGGTATACAAAAAATGTTATTTATTTTTTAAATTCTTTTATCTACAAAATTAAAAATTGCCGAATTTAGAGTATATGTAGGTAGTATTATTATAATTAATTTAAAATTTTAGATAAATATCTGATAGAATATCCCAATTAATATTAAGGATGAACATAATTCCAGAAGTTGTAATTCATATTAATACAAATAAATGTATGGCTAGAAAAAACCAAAAAAACGCAATCCGTTTTCAATGTCCAAATGATAAAAAATATGGTGATTTTTGTGGTAAACACAAAAATTATGAGTCTAAAAATTTGGTTAGAATTGACCAAAATTT